ATGTCAAACTTAACAATGATTTATGCAAAAAAGTTGCATAGAATGTTTTTAAGCCAAGATGCTGATTATAAAAGAGGCTATTTAGAAGCATGTGAGGCTGAAAATTTGTTAGAACTTTCACGCCATGAGTTACAGAGTATTATACGAAATATTATTTCCAATGCGGTATATGCAAAACAAGCATATTACTTCGGTAAAGCCTTTGCACTCAGAGAAATTATATTTAACCAGTCAAATGAACTTGTCGGCCCATATGAATTTATGAAAGGAAGTGTGCTGAATGGAAGAAAAAACGTTTAAGAAAAAAATGTATGCAAATGAGTATGCAGCTTATTCTGGATATCCGCTTATAACGGTAAAAAACTGGTGTAAAGACGGTACGATTCCATGTGATCAGCTTGGACGTAGATATTTAATTGATGTCAAAGAAACGGATATGGTTTTGGCAAAAAATAGAAATAAAAAAATGATGGATAGAGAAAAAATAGGACCAAGAATTAACAAACCAACAGTAAGAAAACATTGTAAAACTTTTGATTATTTAGCAGAACTAAAAAATTTGCAAAAAGCATGATGAAGGATGGGGAGAAACGAGTGAATCATTATTTAGGAGCGATGCAATAATGGATACCATTCAAACCCGAATTGAAGAAAAAGAAAAAGTGATTATTGTTATGTGCGATGCAGATAAGCGTGGGAATTTATTACGCTTCCTTGGAGAGGCTGATATGCAATACCTCAGCCCGACACTTGATGACTTTGAAAAAGCCTTCAAGACGATTTGTGAGGAGGACAGGAGAAACAATGAAAAATAAACCATGCAAGAAAACATTTTGTAAATCAAATTTTGCACATTACCCAAGAATGAAACGGTACGGAGAAAAGTGCATGAATCCAAATACATGCACAATGCTGGAAATCGCTCAACAAGCGAATGTAATCAATATATTGGATAGACCCATCAAAGAGGGATACCAGTATGTTGGAAAATTAACGGAAAAAGAATTGGAATACTGCATACACGCAGAAAAACGTGTCGGTGGTCTTGCGAAGTTACAGGCAGAAAAGAGGCACCGGACATGTTGAATGATGTAAAGCCTATCGAAGAAATTGAGCAGGAACTTGTTGCACGCTTTGGCAGCAAACTTGAACCGATACGTGCGCCACTAAAAGATCGGCAGCGTTATGCCAGATTGGCAAAGCTGACAGAAGAACCATATAAAATCAAAGGAAACCGTCAAAACGCGGATGAGTTTATCCGTGCAAAATTTCAGTAACCGACGAGGTACTTAAAAAACATATCTGCAAGGGGATGTATAAGTTTGGGTAAATATATATGCAGGTTAAAGAGCAGACCTCAAGAAGCGTTGACGAAATACAAATATGGTCGTCGACCGACAATGAAAAATCATTCGCAAATTGTAGTAAATGCACCGCTTTATAATAACCGACATTGCCTAATATGTGGAAGTTTAATCATGACGGGTGTTGTATGCCGCATGTATGAAGGGACGATTTGCATGAATCATTGTTTGGACTGTGAACATTTTCGCCGGATGTTTTGGCATTGTATGTTTTCAGCGCAAGAAAAAAGCAGCCTCCAAGAAAGAAGTTGCCATTAGACAATCCTATAAAGCAAAAACAGCAGCGCGTCTAACACTGCTGTTTTCATAGGCTGATTTCGAAATATTTACGTAATTATTATAGCACATTTTGCGTAAAAAGTCAGCCTGAAAAGAGCTTAAATAACTTGATAAAAGTATTAATCTATCGACACATATTATAAAAAAAGTATAGATAGATCAATACTTTACAAGATGGTAAAACAAAATTAAAAAGCAGGTTGACAATATGGGACGTTGGAGAAAGAAGATTAAAGCCGGAAACACATTTGAGATTTTCGAATATGCGTCTGGGAGAAAAGGGTTGAAAATTCCTGTAGCCCCAAAAAGCAATGAAACGAGTGAAAAACAAAAACGGCAAAATGACAAAAATGCTGAAAGTAAATGTCGGTGGTATATCAATCAAAACTTTAGAGCTGGAGATTGGTGGATATATTTGACCTATCCGGCAAAGATCAGACCGACAATAGAGAAAGCAAAAAACGATATAAGCAAATTTTTCCGCGGAATGAGAACAATTTATAAAAAAGCGGGAAAAGAACTGAAATACATCATGGCGGCAGGGATGGGGAAACGCGGAGCAGTCCATTTTCATTTAGTCATGAATTACATTGAAGCAGGAAAGATTGCAGAGGTTTGGAGAGCGATTGCAGGAACAAAAGAAACTCCATATCCAACAATGAATTTTAAGCCGATGGATACACGTATCAATCACGCAGATCTTGCGGCATATATTATCAAAAATACATTGGAAAGTTTTTATGATCCAGAGCGTCGTCTTTATGCCGATCGATTTTGCAAAAGCAGAAATTTAAAAAAACCAAAAATTACAGTAAAAAAAGTAAAAGCAAAAAGATGGAGAAAACCAAAGCCGCCAAAAGGGTATTACTTAGATAAGCGGTACACATACGAAGGATATACAGAAGATGGGTACCCGTACCGACACTATATTTTTATAAAAATCCATGGCGAAGAATATGAAACGTGAAAGCTGTTAAGACAAATTCGAAAATAAAAGGAGATATTTGCAATGAATGATGTGAAATTAGATTTACCACCAGAACCAGGAATTTATAAGGTTTTTCGTCGTGATCCAGTAACCAATGAGCGTGTTTATGTTGGTACGGCAGAGGTTGGTTTCGAAAACGTTCCATCGTCCCACAAGAAAAAACAAATTAAACAGTCTGAAAGTGCGAAGGTAATAGACTTATCTGCTAGGAGGCAAATGCTATGAAAATAATTGCTGTAATTAATCTTAAGGGCGGAGTTGCCAAAACTATCACGTCGGATAATATGGCGGATATTTTAGTCAGTGTCCATGGAAAACGAGTTTTGCTAATCGATAATGATAAGCAGGGAAACACAAGTAAATTCTTTGGCCTGCATGGCTATGACAAAAAGACAATATCAGACGTATTGCTTGATCCAAAATGCAATATTCGGGATGTGATAGAGCATACAAAATATAAAAACTTAGACCTTATCAGTGCAAATATGGACCTGATGATGGCAAATCAAAAGTTGATTTTAGATTCAACGCGGATACAGCAGATCATATTGCGTGAAAAACTAAAAGTTGTGAAAGATGATTATGATTTTGTAATTATCGATAACGCACCGGATATCAATATCGGTGTAATGAATGCCTTGGTCGCGGCAGACGAAGTCATTGTCCCGATAAAGATAGACCAGTTTGCTTTTGATGGTCTTGAGCAGCTAATAGAATACTTTGATTCAATTCGGGAAGGACTGAATCCTCAACTAACTTTCAGAGGGTGCCTTGTGACGCAGTACGCAAACAACAAGACGAATAAAGATGGTACGGAATGGTTGGCTAGTAAAGCCGAATATCCATTGTTTAAAACAGTCATACACCGCACGGTCAAAGTCGATGAAAGTACATTCTATCAAATGCCAATCATGAGACATTCAAGATATTGCCGTGCTTCACTAGATTATCAAGCCTTTGTCAAAGAATATCTGCAAAAATAATTGTGTTCAACTTGGACACAAAAAGGAGGGCGACACATGGCAAAGAAAAGTATTTTCGAAATGCTGAATCAGACCAGTAAACAAGCTATTACAGTAACGCAGGATAATATGGTAACTGCTATGAAAATGTTGGATATCAAAGACCTTGTGCCATCAAAAGAAAATTTTTATAGCACAGAAGAAATCGAAACACTAAAGGCAACCATTGAAATGTTTGGAGTCATGCAAAATATCCTGGTAACGAAAATACCGGACAGTAGTAAATATAGGATTCTTGCCGGACATCGTCGCTGTATGGCCATTAATCGGCTTGTAGAAGAAGGTAAAACGCAATTCCGCCAAGTTCCTTGCCTTATAAGGGAACAGGAAGAAAAAATAAGAGCGCGGCTACAACTGCTTTTTGCAAATGCAACCATGCGACAGCTCAGTGATTGGGAAAGAGTCGAACAGACCAGACAGCTAAAAGAAGTGCTGAAAGAATATAAAGATTTAGGAAATGCATTACCTGGGCGGCTCAGAGATTATATTGCCGGTGCATTGGATGTATCACCGACGACAGCAGGACGGTTAGAAAAAATAGATAAAAATTTGGTACCCGAACTAAAAGGCTCTCTAAAAAATGGAGATATTGCACTTACAACAGCAACAGAATTGGCGGGCATGTCGGCAGCCGATCAGAAAGCAGTGTATGAGCAAACAGGCGGTAAGGTAAAACTTTCCGATGTAAATAATAAAAATAATATACCTGAATTGCAAGAAAAAGTCGAACCAGTCGGAAAAATCGAAAGAGAAACTATGGTTTTACCAAAAAGCCATAAAACAAAAGCAGAAATAAGAATTGGTTACTACACAGACGGTAAATATAGATATGGCATAGATTGCCAAACGAGCACGTCGGGACATAGCTATATGCCATCAGAATATGGTGAAACATACAGCACGGTTGAAGAAGCACGGGCGGCTGCACTGCAAGAAATGGCTGACTGGAACGAAACACTGAAAAAATCGTTAATTTCGGGCGGGTATATAGCAAAACCAGCAAAAGAGAAAAAACAGGAATACCAAGAATCTGGGAGCCAATTGCCGGCGGATACAGAACACAGAATATACGCTGTAAAATCGACCATGGAACTATTGCAAAAACAAATTGAAAAGGTGGCTGCATTGAAACAAATTGACGAAAGTGGAGGAAACACCCAAGGAGTGGCAAATCGGGCGGCACAGATAGAATACTTAGGAGAGATATTAGGACGGGCACAAAACGATCTATTTGATTTAGTAGGACAGAATATTTTTGAGGGGTGCATGAATAAGTGAGATCAGGATATATGGCAGATACAACTGCATGGACGGCAATGAACAATATATGTCGTACACAGCGGGCGGGACGGCATCAAAAGGAACATAGGCGCAAAAAACAACGTAGAGAGCAGAAAATCATTGATTGGCAAAATCATCAGCCAACGATGGTGATACAGGGAGGCATTTAAAAAATGGAAAATAAAATGTTAGATATTGGCGGCGGAATCCATGATTTAATTGATGCACTTCTTTCAGCGGAAGGTGAGGACTGATGGAAAGAAAGCCACCAAGGGGCGTTACTCCCCATAACTTATGGAAAATGAACATTTTAACAGACAGAATGAACGATATTGCCAGGGCAACCAAAGAATACAATCACGCGGGAAAGAAATACCCAAAAGAATGGATTGATGAATGGAACGAATTGCGAAAAGAAAGAGAAGCCTTAGCAAGTAAAACGGCGGGAGGATGCAGTCTTATAACAATATATGGTGAACCAGGAGAAGAAAACGGAAAATGTGTAGGTTTTAGAAAATCAGATAAAAACGATGAACCAACTGACAAATGCATGGAATGTAGCAAAAACGTATTTTATGAAGGTGAAGAATGATGGAAATCACAAGTTCAGAAGCAAAACTTGCCGCGTCAATTATGAAAACTTGGTGTAGAGATCACAAGTGCGAAGATTGCTTTGTAAATTGCTTTGAGAAAAACTATAAACCGTGCAGTTTGCCGAGTGGTTGGGACGTTCCATATATCGGCGAAGAAAACTATGTAAAACCGAAAGTGGAGAAAAAATCATGACAAAATATGAACAGCTAACAGAAGATTTAAAAGAAGCTCATCAGAAATCAAAAGAAGCTGTAACCGGCGATGATGGAGGAACGGCAAATCTTGATAGTACATTTTTAACATTGCCGCGTTGGAATGAGAAGAAAACGATTAAAGCTATAAATGATGCAGGGTTATATTGCGGGAGCAAAATACATTGGATTGGAAACGGATATTTAATTAGCGTTGGCGGGGGGCAGGGAAACGATAGGGTGATAGCAAGAAATGCATTTTCAAAATACCTGAAGGAAAAAGGATACGATGTAATGCATTTTGATATGATCGATTAAGGATGTGAGTTGAAAAATGAAAGAAGTATTCGGGCTGACCATAGATACTGAAACGATTTATTCAGACGACAAATATATGATTGTACAGGAAATCATTGCAAATAACGGCTATGAGTATGATATGCAAAAAGCTTGCGAGGAAAGCAAAAAAATTTGGGGGAGCGGATATCAGGCACATGAACAGGCTTGCGATCGAGGCGATATTCAGAGGTTTTTTAATAAATATCCATCGTTTAAGAATATTTTGCAAAAGGTAGTTAATTGTGATGCTGGTAGATACTATAAAACAGGCAGAGAAATAGAAGGCATGACGGTATTCAAGAAGTGGATGTCTGACGAAGAATTTTACCGAATGCCAGAATATCAATAAAGGAGAAATGATGTATGTTTGATGAAACAGAACTTTGCAACGATATGCGCGATCAATTAACTCATGCAATGTTAAGAAAACATATTAATAATGGTAAATGTATTTGTGGTCGTAAAATGCGATGCTCGCAAAAATGCAATGATTATGATGAATATTGTTCAGAACGAGGGAACACTGCAACTGAAATAGCATTTAGAAGAATCTTTTGGAAATCTCGTGCTGAAGATTGGAAAAGAAGGGCTCCACGTTGGCGAATGATTTTGAAATGTTATAAGCGTGAGGCTATTTACCGCAGTAAGATATGTGTTTCTTGCCATCTTGAGGAGAACGAATATTGTTCAGTAAATGGAATTCAAAATGCAAGATGTAAACAACAACCCGTATGGAAGTGGCGATAATGGTTGATGAAAAAACATGGGAAGAATTCAAAGATAGTGGATTATTGTGGTGGGTAAATATGATTATTCATACCTTTGGCTGGGCCATCGTATATGAAAGTGGAATTGGAACGTTAAGCAGAGTTTATCCGGCAAGGGTAAACTATCGTGGATTTGATGAAAAATCAAATGATGAAGGGTATGAAAAAGTTAATAGGTATATGAAGGCCAACGCAGAGAATATTTTGGAGGACATGTTGATAGGTAATGAAAAGGATACTAAAAATAATTAAGTGGCTGAGATTCAGGGGGCAACCGCTTAAACATATCAAGAAGCGCAGCGGGCGGCGAATATGTGCTAGAAGCAAGCCAAAAAAACTTTGAACAATATTTTTATAGGCTGAACGGGGGTAAAAAAAATGTATTGGCCAGGACCTGATTGCAAATATTATGATGGGAAATGTGGACATATGGGAGAAGAACGGCATGAATGCAAACATCAAGAGCGAGAAACATTGGTGAAAATAAAAAAAGGACTCTTTTATAGGTTTATTAACTGGATATTTGGGACTAAAAAAAGAACATATTGTATTATGACACCATATGATGATAAAGATTATTGCAAGTTATACGAAGGACGAATAAGGATACCGCCTGGACCACCGCAACAAAATAAAATTGCTAAAAATATTAAAAAAATGGATTTAAAAAAATAGACGAAAAGGTTAGAGCACATACAGGATTAACAGATCAGAAATGGGGCGTTGAATAGTGAATAATGGTTTTATTATAAATGAGCGTTCATACCAAAATCGCATTAACAATGCACAAGGACACCTTATAGAGGGCGAAGTTATGCGCGGCTGCATGTATTATAAAGAACGGGGGTTTGCTGACATAGACAAAACACCAGAACCGTTTCGTGTTATAAAAAAAGGAACGCGAGGAATATTTACAGGCCAATTCACAAAAAGCAAAGCGCAACCAGATTTCAAGGGAACTATGAGGGGTGGCAAAACGATTGTCTTTGAAGTGAAAAGCACACAGGAAGATAATATTAAACAAAGTGTGTTATCGAAAAAGCAAAGTGCAACGTTAGAATCATATTACAATCTTGGAGCAATTGCCTTTGTACTGATAGCCATACAAGATGAATTTTTCACGGTACCATGGGATCTTTGGCGAGACATGAAAGAATATTTCGGGCGGAAGTACGTAAAAGCAAATGACTTAGAACGTTATCATGTGAAATACAGCTTGCGGGTTTGTTTTTTAGATAAAGTGTTTTTAATTAAAGTAAAAGAGTGATTTTGATTGATGGAGTGATGAACAATGGAGTTTAAAATAGCAATAAATCGTAAATTCAACCTAGGTCTACATTGGCAGAGAAAACGAAAAGGTATAGATGTCGGATGGTTATCTTTACAAATAAAAATTGGTCAATACATACCGCTGCGTAATACTGAGCGGGGTATATATAAATATAAGTAAAATAAAAGGGCGGCGAAAGTCGTCCTCTTAGTGCGTTTTAGATGGGGTGAAAGAAGAATGATGAAATTAAATCAAAAATATATAGAAAAAATATTTTACAATTATGATAAAATAAGGCAGGCAGTGTATGAAGCAAGAAATGATTTAGGAAGTATTAAAGCTGGAGGAAACAGCAGTGGTCATGCTTTCGTGAGTGATCCAACAGCTATTGCTGCATTAAGAAATTCAATGGAACTTCGAAAAGTTGTTATTGATATGGGTAAGAATCAAGACTCACTAGTCGTTTCTAATCCAGAGAAGTGGATGAAGGTTGTGGATTATACATATGCGTATTTCAAAGGGAAAACAACGATGGATGTTCTTCAAGATCGTTTTTCTGGGGAAAGTTATGGTGAGACTTGCAATAAATTGAATATCAGTCGCAATATTTATTATTGCTATTTACAGGAAGGAATGCATTATGCACAGCTCTGTGCGGTCGGTTTGCAACTTATGGCACTGTTTTAAATAAGGAGGATAAGATATATGAAGAAAGGTTTAATTATTATATCTATAATAGTATTGTTTTTGTTTTTGCTTTTCGAGTATTACTTAAAATATATTTTAAATTACCAAGATGTTGATTATCTAATAAAAGCGTTAGCTGGTTTTGGTGCTATTGGTACAGCTTGGGGCGTTTATTGGAAGTGGAATGATGAAAAAACTAGACAACTTTATGAACGAAGATTGCAAGAAGTGTATGCACCATTATGTAAAATAATTATCAATCAAGAGGAATATAGGGCTGTCATGGTACCAGATGCAGATAGAGAAAAATACCCTGTTTTGAATATTACAACTAAAAGAATTGAAACAAAGTTTGAATTTAAAGATACAGTATGTAAAGAAACAACTTCAGTAATTGATTTGGGACCAGGTGTGGTTAATAATAAAGATTTTTTTAAGGTTCTTGAAAAATCCAATTATGGATTGGCTCGACCCGGTTTGTTAATATTAATTGCAAGATATGCTTTGATTATTGGAATTTATGAAGACTTTAAAGATAAATTAAGTAGAAGATTTCCGAAGTATGATGATCCGGCTACTCTTACTCCTGAAGATAAAGTAGAAATTAATAAATCTCCAGAAGGAGTTGACTTATTAAAAGTTGTAAAAAGACGTTGCCAAGTGGAAAGATCGTTAGTGACAGAAATTATTAACGGATATAATAAGACAGTAAAAAGATTAGGGTTAGATGATCAGAAAATAGATTTAGACGAAGAAACTTTTTTGGGAAAAAACTAGATAAAATATATGTTATATTAAGAGAAATTGAAGAATCACACATAAGCTGCTAGCAATTGCTGGTGGCTTTTTCTACGTGCTTTCTAAATAATAAAAACTGTAAATTCGATAATGAGCAAACTTACATGGGAAAAATATTATTCTCTATAGATTGACTATGAGTCACTTTTCGAAAACTATATATAAAGATATGTAAGTAAGCCATTAGTAGTAAAGAAAGCCCTTAAGATATATAATATATATCTTAAGGGGGGGAAGTTATGAAACGGTTAACAAATAAAAGTTGTTTTTTGTATAAATATTCTAGTTGGGAAGGTGACCAACACGTAAAGAATAACATTCAAAAAAATTTTTAAGATTTAATGTGGTTGAGAATTTTAATGATCCATTTGATATTTTCCCTAATTATCAAATAGATAATGAACAGGTTGGATATATCGAGGAACTTGCAGGAGTCAATCCAACGGGGCTTTCTTCCAGTGATATAAAACAATTAGCATTTCTTCATGATCGAAAGCATGGAAATAGTTATGGAATAACATGTTTTTCAAAAACACCTAAGGATATTTTAATGTGGGCACATTATGGGGATAAACATAAAGGCATTTCTTTAGAATTTAAGGTTAGACAACCTTTGGAAAAATTTTTTTTCGGGATTTATCCGAATATAAAACAACCTTATCAATCTAAATTGATAGAAATTAAATATGAAGAAGATAGACCTGTTTTTAGATTTTCAAAAGAACCTATTGTGGCTCGAAAACAAATAGAGGATATATTAAAAACAAAATCTAAAGTTTGGGAAAATGAAGATGAAGTTAGAATTATGGTTCGACCTGGCGGGGAAAATATTGAAAAAGATACTTTTCCAAGGAATATTTTTTATCGAACAAGAGTTTTGACAAAGATTTTTTTAGGCGCAAAGATGTCATTTGAAAGTTATACAGATTTTTTTTCATTTTATAAGCATCAAGGGTTAAAGTGTCATATTGAGATTATGCAATTAGCAGAGAACTTATATATTTTAAATAGTAAAGCAATTAATAAAAAGTGTGCAAACATACTATACAAAAATATTATATATGCCAGGGATAATATTCCAAAGCAAAATGTAATTAGGGCGGCATATTACATATATGGTGAAAAAAGTGACAAGAATAAACTTGATATAACAAAGTTTAAATATTATTGGAGGAGCATAATAAACAAAATAACAATGCACGAAATGGAATATTTCCCATTTTTTCTTTCGGGGGAATTTACTGAATTAATATATAATGTTCCTAACTCTAACAAAAATACAGTAGAAATTTCATGCTTTCTAGATTATATGTTACAAGCAATAGAAGTTGAAAAGAATAAAGATCGGGAATTCTTGTCAGATTAATAATCAGACAGATATCAATCATGAGCTAGTTATTCATATGAGCAGAAACAAAATATTGAAATGATAAACCATTGGTACCTATGTACTGGTGGTTTTTTTATATTGACGGCTAATTTCGCGTGGCGGTGGTATATACATGAAATAAACTTAGAGTATTTAAATATTTGACGGGCGGGTGGTGTTGATGTAGATGCCAAGAGCTAGGAGTCCAGACCGTGACAAAGCTTTTGAACTTTGGAAAAAGCATAAAGGTAAGATCAAAATTAAAGAAATTGCCGAACAATTGGGCGTGTCGAAAAACTTAATCAGTAAGTGGAAAAATCTCGACAAATGGGAAGAAAACCTTACCAAATCGAATGGTAAGAAAATCAATAAAAATCTTACCATTCAAAGTCCTGAATTGACAGAAAAGAAAAAGCTGAATAAGGCTCTTTTTTCTGAGGTCGAAGAAAATGAGGCATTAAATGAGAAACAAAAACTTTTTTGCTTATTTTTTGTCAATAATCATAATGCCACACAGGCCTATTTACGAGCGTATACATGTACCTATACAACAGCCATGGTGAATGGCTTTAAATTGCTAAGAAATACTAAGATAAAAATAGAAATTAATATTCTGAAAAAAATAAAAAATGAAAGCATTATGTTAGAGCCGGAAGATCTTGTCGAAAAGTATATGCAAATTGCCTTTGCAAATATGACGGACTTCACAAATTTTGGGGTTCGAAAGATACCAATATTGGATAAGGACAACAAATGGGTGACTGATAACAATGGTACATTGATGTTCTATGAACAAGACTATGTTAATTTCAAGAGCGATGATCAGGTCGATGGTGGTTTGATAAAAGAAATAAGTATTGGTAAGAATGGCATCAGGGTTAAGCTTGAAGACCGTATGAAAGCGATGCAGTGGCTATCTGATTACTTTAATATGAATCCAATGAGCAAACATAAAAAGGATTATGATGAAGCTATTTTGGATATTCGTAAACAAGAATTAAAAATCAAGCAAGAAGATTGGTGATACTATGGCGCAGGATTTCGCCAAACAATTCTATTCAACAAAAGAGTGGATACGTTTACGATTTAATTTAATTCAAGAACGCGGGCCAATATGCCAGCATTGTAAAAAAATTATGATTGATACATCAAAGTTAATTGGTCATCATAAAGTACATTTAACACCGCAAAATATTCATGACGTCAATATAACATTGAATCCTGAAAAGATAGAACTTATCTGCACAGAGTGCCATAGCAAAGAGCCGGGGCACTTTGCTGGCAGTAGGAAACACGAAGTCTATATTGTTTATGGAGCACCGTGCAGTGGGAAAACGAGTATGGTAAATCAATTGGCAGTACGTGGCGATCTGATTTTAGATTTAGATAAAATATTTGAATGTATTAGTGGTATGCCGCTGTATGATAAGCCGGATAATCTGAGATTCAATGTATTTGCATTGCGCGACAAAATAATTGATATGGTGAAAACTCGTTATGGTAAGTGGCACAACGCTTATATTGTCGGTGGGTATCCTGCCAAAGTTGAGAGAGAACGTTTAGCAAAAGAGTTGGGTGCAGAATTGATTTATTGTGAAAGTACAAAGGAAGAATGCTATTCACATGCTATTTCTTGTGATGCAAAAAGTACAGAATGGCAGCAATGGATTGATAAATGGTGGAATGCTTATGAAGCTTGAAATAAGCCTGTATTTATTGCCATTACAGCCCCCCGTATTGAGAACTTTTAACCGGAAATGCCAGACCGATTGCTACCCAACATTTTAACACATGAGGCAATTTTGACTTTTTTTAGCGGCGATTTTGAAAGAAAAAGGTAAATGGGGTGATCTTATCGATAGTAAAGAAGAATATAGGCGAATTAAGGCTTTGTTTGAGGGAGCAGATGAAAAACAGCTTTCGCTTATTGATGGGGCTATTTGGGAGGCTGCACGCTTGCGCGTTGAACTGAATCGCCTTAATGAAATAATTAAACAGACAGGACTACTTAAAATAAACATAGCCAATCCTGTGCAACAGAAAGAATTGCCTATAAGTAAGCTGATTGTTCGAGTTAGAGCCAATTATTTAAACTATATCGCCAAATTGTCCAATATTCTTGGCAAAAATATTGATGATGATGACGATGGTCTGGAAGATTACGAATAAGAATGACTTCAAATTTTTTAATTTTATAAAAAGGACGTGTTATTTATGATTCGATTTCGGTGTATTAATTGTTATGATGAATTCGAGACAGAAAGTGAAGATGCAAAGTGCCCGACCTGTGGTGCACAAAAAAGCAAGTTTGAGATTGGCAGAACAGAACCAGAAGCCAAGGACAAAGCAAAAGAATAGAAACAGGGATAGCATATGGAACTGCAAGAGCTAATTGAGAAATACCCTGATTCAAATCTAATGGCATATATAAAAGCCTGTAAATCCGGTGAAATTACAATAGGAAAAGAACTAATGCTGCAACTGGATTTAATCATGGATGATTTTAACAATGAAGATATCACCGTTGATTTTTCTGATGCAGATAAACGTATTCGCTTTATAGAAAAAGAATGTAAACATAGTGAGGCACCACATGCGGGTAAACCTTTTATACTTGAACTATTTCAGAAAGCTTTTGTTGAAGCTATTTACGCATTTAAGATCTATGACGAAGAAGTTGGCCGGCTGGTACGCAAATATAACGAGATATTATTTTTAGTATCTAGAAAAAATGGAAAAACGCCACTTATCAGTGCCTTGTGTCTTGCAGAATTTTTTAGCGGCGACCTTGGCACTAAAATTTTATGCAGCAGTAATGATTATGATCAGGCAGATTTAGCTTTTCAAGCCATTGATGCAATGCGGGAGCAAAGCAAAAAGCTAGAGAAATGCACACGTAAAAACATCAAGGGTATTTATTTTGGCAACCCACGGCATGTAAAGAAAAAAGGCAAATTTAGTTATGCCAATAAAGGAAATATCCGTAAAATATCAGCCAAGACAGGTGCAAAAGAAGGTAAGAATATTCGTGTGGGAATGTCGGATGAAATACATGAAATGAAGGATGATGCCGCCGTAATGCCGATTCGCCAAGCACTGTCAACACAGGACGATCCAATATATTTTGAACTGACTACAGAGGGATTTGTGAATGATGGCTATTTAGACCATAGATTGCATGATGCCAGAATGGTTCTAAAAGGTGAATTAGATCGACCAAGATGGCTCATATGGCTGTATACACAAGATAGTGAAACGGAAGTATGGCAAGATAAAGAATCTTGGGTTAAGAGTAATCCGGGCATTGGGATTATCAAAAAGAAATCATTTTTGGCGGGAATGATTGATGAAGCAAAAACAAATATGCAGACCAGGGCTTTTGTTTTGTCAAAAGATTTTAACCTGAAGCAGAATAATTCAAATGCAGCATTTTCACCGGAACTTTACACTTGTTCGGAAACGTTTGATCCTTCCGTATTGCAGGGATGTATGGCAATAGGTGGTGTGGATTTGGCAATGTCGATTGATTTAGCGTCGGCGCGTCTTATGGTCATGAGGCCAAATGACCGCAAAAAATATTTTATTCAGCAATACTTTATTCCTGAAGACAAATTGAGCGCAAAGGATGATGGCAAAGATTATAAAGAATGGTCAAGACAAGGATTAATTACAGTTTCACCGGGGGCGGCGAATGATTTTGATAAAATAACAGATTGGTTTGTAAATACGGTAAATCAATACAGCCTTCGAGTTTTCAAAATTGGGTATGATGATGCTTTGGCCAAATACTGGCTAAAATCAATGTCTGAAATATTTGATGATGTTGATCAAGTTTGTATGACGCGAATTGCACAAAAAAGAGAAGTTTTATCAGCACCCTTTAGTTTACTGGAATCCGATCTGAGAAATAAACTCATTGTTACAAATAACAATCCAATTGATGAATGGTGTCTTAGTAATCTGGCGATTGATATGGATAAGCGAGGTCTTATTTTGCCATGTAAAGCGGGTGGGAAAGCAGAGAAAAAAATTGATGGAGCTGCAACGATCATCAACTGCGAAGCGGTTTACTTGCAGAATAGTTCAGAATTTAATGCATATGTGAATAGTTAGAAGGTGAATCATGAAAATATTACTTAGAAAATTTATCGATCATATAGTCTTAATTCTGAAAAAATGCATAGACGCCATACTCTTATTATTGGGTATGGCGTTTATTAATATCGGTGTATTTTTAGTAAATATACCGGCTGGTTTTATATCGATAGGAATATGTTTCGTATTATTAGCGTTTATCGTAGCAAAAAAGTATGCAGCATAAGGGGGTGATCATATTTGCTACTAGATGGATTATTCAAAAAAGGACCATCGCAAGCAACACAGGCGAGTCTGCTAAACAATACGGTGCCGATTTTTTCACAATATGGAAGAAATATCTACGCAAGTGACATTGTTCAAACCTGTATAGATTGTATAGCGTCGGAAATGTCTAAATTACAGCCAAGGCATATTCGGTGTGATCCAAATACCGGAAAACTTTTAACACCGGCAAGTAACATGCTCAATAACCTTTTGAAAAGGATGCCAAATCCCCTCATGATAACGAGAGATTTTATTGAAAAAACAATTTGGACATTATATCTAAACAGTAATACTTGGATCTATCCAGCGTATGACGTTGTGACAAATTCTAAGGGGATTTCTAGTCGAAATTACACTGCGATATGGCCGCTTAATCCGATGCAGACGGAATGGTTAGAAGATGCAAGCGGATCAATCTTTATTCGAATGACGTTTCGAGGTGGGAAACAAACAACACTTCCTTACGAAGATTTGATTCATTTACGGAAAAAGTTTTCGGTTAATGATGTAATGGGCGGCGGTGAAAGCGGAACCGTTGATAATGCCGCACTGTTAAAAGTACTTTCGATTAACGAGACCGTACTTACAGGAACCGCCAACAGCGTCACATTAAGTCAAGGCATTCGCGGAATACTCAAAGTAAACACAACCATCGACGATAAAATGAAAGCAGCAGAACGAGCGGCTTTTATGAAATCTGTAGCAGATGGATCAGGCGTTGCAGTCATGGATTTTAAAGGAGATTTTACCCCTGTGAATTTTGCCAGTAAAACAATTGATAGTGAGACAATGAAATTTATTGATAGCAAAATACTCAGATGGTTTGGTGTAAGTGTGCCAATTCTGGATGGTACCTATACCGACGCTGAATATGCAGCATTTTACAATAAAACATTAGAACCTATCATAATATCTTTAAATCAAGCATTTACGACGGTATTATTTTCACCATTTGAGATAGCAAACGGCAATGAGGTTCGTTTTTATCAAAATGCCTTGGAATTGACAGATATAAAAAATAAAATGTTGATTTGTGATACTTTAGGCAACCGTGGGGCTATGTCAAACAATGATTTATTAGCACTTTTTGGCTTACCGCCCATTGAAAATGGTGACGTTTATTATACGTCGCTAAATTACATCAATGTTGCAATTGCAGACCAATATCAACTTGCCCGCGCAGGTATTCAAAGTCAAAAACCTACAGCGGCAGAAGAAGGGGGAAACAAATGAGGAAGGAACTTAAAGAAGGCTCTGAAATAAGGTCTTTTGCTATGCCTGATTTACAAGCAGATGAAGCCGGTACTACCGTTCAAGGTCATGCGGCTGTATTTGACCAGCAGACAGATATGTTTTGGTATACAGAAACAATAGCACGGGGTGCTTTTGATCAGACTGATTTTAAAGATGTTTTGATGACAATTAACCATGATTTGGATGGAATCCCTTTGGCTAGGAGTCGTAATAATAATTCTAGCTCAACACTTCAACTGCAAGTTGATGAGCAGGGACTCGATACAAGAGCAGTACTTGATGTTGAAAATAATACAGAGGCAAAAGCACTTTATAGCGCTGTTAAAAGGGGCGATATGAGTGCGATGAGTTTCATTTTCAAAGTTAAGGAAGATGAGTGGACCAATTTGGATTCAGATATGCCGCACAGGACAATTAAATCCATTGCAAAAGTATTTGAAGTATCGGCGGTATCATTTCCCGCTTATGCAGGGACTGACATAAATGCTCGTAGTAGCAATACATTGGATAATGCAAAACGTGCACTGGACAGCGCACGTGCGAAAGAACTGGAGAGTTCAAATGAGCAGCGAAATCAAGCAGAATTAGTCAAAGAACTGAGAAAAAATATTAAATTAAAGGTGGGAACTATATAACATGGATAAGAAAAAATTACTGGAATTAATCGCAAAAAAAGAGGCGCGTAAAGCTGCCTTGGACACAAAATCAAGCACATGCGAGGATGTAACAGAACTTCGCAGTATGAATAATGAACTAACGGATTTAAATGGTGAAATTGCCGAATTACGCAGTATTATAGCGACCATTGAAGATCCACCGCAACCTGGTACTGAGCCAGAAAAACGTGGAAGCACACAACAGCCTGTGGGGGGCTTTAAACCATTAGGAACATTTAATGTGACGCCATCATCAGAACAACGTGGAATTGACAAAGTTTTAGCGATGTCGGTTAGCTCGGAAGAAGAAAAGGCAGAAATGAGATCTGCTTTATTTGCATGTGAAGAATATCGTTCGGGGTATCTTAAAAATTTGGCAGGTAAAGGTCTAAATGATGTGGAAAAACGTGCGTTAAGCACGGCGGCTGGATCAGGCGGAGCGGCAGTGCCAACGACAACGTATGATCTCATATTGAAAAGATTAACGCAAACATCGGCTATTTTTGGTCTTATCAAAAAATCCTATATTCCGGGAAATGTTGCTTTACCGGTAGCTGATCCGCAAGTTGCGGCAGGCTGGACGGATTCTGCACCTGCTGCATTGATGTCGGGAACTACAGAGGACGATACAATTGGATCTGTAACGCTTGGCGCTTTCCCACTTTCAAAATTTGCAGCGGTAAAAGGACAGCTGCTTATTATGGCTATTGATGCATTTGAAACATATATTGTTTCTGCAATTGCTGATCAGCTGGCGATTGCGCTGGAAAATTCTATTCTCAATGGTACTGGTTTGAATCAACCGAGTGGAATATTGACAGGAGTAACGTGGAATACTAAAAATTCTTTAACATTTGCTAAGTCTGGGCTTGGATATGATGATCTTGTCGATACACGTGCATTACTTGGGTTGTACCGGAGCAATGCAGTCTGGATTGTGAATAATAATACCGAAGCACAATTATTTAAAATTAAAACGACACAAGGACAGCCACTATTTACCCAGAATCCTATTACGGGATTGATTAGCAATCCGTTAGGAATTCCATATATTGTGGATTATTATTTACCAGATGACACGATCTTATGTGCAAATTTAGATTACTACTACATGAACATTAATCAAAACCCTATTATTACGGCAGATGATAGTGCAGGTTTCTTATCTACATCAAGAATTTACAGGGGAACCATGTTCTTAGATGCTAAACCGGCACTGAATCAGGCATTTGTAAAACTTACAAAATCATCCACCTAATAAATAAAAAAGAAAAGTCTTCCTCATCGATATCGGTGGAGAAGGCTTTTCTTATATTTATAAAGTTTAGGAGGCGGAATCTTGATTTTAACTGAAATGAATGCGGCAAATGCTCTCAACTATATTGATCCGGCAGATATGCCAGAAAAAGTTGTAACAATTTATCTGCCGGCAATTGATAACTATCTTACAAATGCCACCGGAAAAGATTGGGGGATTCTGACTGATACGTATACCGCCATTGATCCGTTAGCTGTCATGATAGCCAGTGTAATTTTAGTTACGTGGTTTGAAGATCCTAGCCAAATGGGAAAAGTTAGTAATAATGGACTGTTAGCCATGATTGGTCAACTGCATTCCAAATATATGGTAGAGAGTGCAACACTATGATGGTTGAAAAGAAAAAGTTTAAAATAACATTGCAAAAACCTGACTTGATTAATGATGGCAGCGGTGGACGAAAACCAAAACCCGGTGGTGATGGCTGGGCTACCGTTACGCAAGTATGGGCGAACATAAAGACATCACAAAAAGCATCACTACTAAACAAGACAGGCACTATTGTGTCGGATGTTACCGCTAATATTTATATATGGACTAGGACAGATATAGTTGATGGTTGGCGTATACGATATAAAGAAAAAATTTATAAGGTAAATCACACATATGACTTGAATGATTTGGAAATGGTGCTTATATGCAGGGAGGACACGAAATCATGAGTGGTTTTAGGAAGATTTGCTGAGTGTGAAAGGAATTAGAAATAATGGCCGTAACATGTCGAGTATATTCAAACCTTAGCGATGAAGTATTTAAGGTTTTACGAAATATCAAACAATATGATGAAGAAACACAAAAAAATATTAGAAGTGCAGTACGAGACGGGACAAAAGAGGTATTAACTGAGGCAATACGCCGGGCACCAATGCGAACGGGAAAACTTAAAGCAAGTATAACGATGAGCTTTGATTATGATAAATCAATGGGAATTGTCAGGGCAAAGTCACCACATGCTCATCTTGTCGAATATGGAACACGAGCCGTAACGATAACACCTCAAATGAGAAAAGTATTAGAAATAAATGGGAAATTTGCGACATATGCTAATATTCCAGCTAAAGCAGCACATCCTTTCATGAGACCCGCAATTGAAAAAGTTCGTCCAGATATTGAAAAGAAAATTATCGAGGCATTGAAATGATTGCAAAAATACAAAAAAGAATACCTATGGTAGCCATGCAGACTGCTTTATATGCTCTGTTAACACAAGGGCAAACAACACCTGTATATGATGATGTCCCAGATGAAGCAAAATTACCATATATCACATTGGGTGCATTCACCTGCAAACAAAATGGAGATAAAACGGCTAGTATCTGGGATGTATCTATACAAATTCACGGATGGTCAGAGTATTCCGGTAAAGCTGAGATAAATGAAATACTAGATGATGTATCAACTGTAATTTCGTCCGTAAATGTTGACTTATCTGCTGCCAATTTTTGCGTTATTGATCAAGATATTGACTTTGTAGAAGCCTTTCCAGAAGAAATCGCTGGTTATCATGGAGTAATAACTGTAATAGCTAAAATTCAAGATGTGAAAAATAATGTGTCCAAGTTGGATACAAAATAAAGTGAGGTAATGAGAAATGGGAACGACATTAGAAAATATTACACTGCCGGAAAATCCTTCAAAAAGTACGGCGACAACTGGTAAAGATCACCTGCTTTCGATTAATACAGGGACGATAGCGGCTCCGGAATGGCAGCTTGTAGGAGGACAACGAAATGCAGCATTGAATGAAAAGGCTGATAGTATTGATGCATCACATAAAACATCGGGCGGATGGAAGAGCACATTGCCTGGAATGAAATCATGGAGCATTGATTATTCAGGATTGGGCATGCTGGGAAATATCGGCGTTGCGGCAATGCATCAAGCTTTTCGAGAAAGCCAACAGGTGAATACAAAATTTGAATATCCAGATGGGAGTTATCAAACAGGCTGGGCAAGTGTTACATCCTATGCTTTAGATACACCGCACGATGGAGTGGCAACCCTGAAAACGTCGCTGGAAGGTGTTGGCCCTATATCGGAAATTAAAGTACCTGCAACAGCATCGGCATCACCAACAACAGGAACATTTAGTAAAGCGGCTGCAGCTGACTTACCTATTACGATTTCACCGACAACGACGACGGTACGTTCCGTATCGAACGGGGGCGATATATTGATATTGGGCACAGATTACACATATTCCGGTGGAACATTGACGATTTTAAAGAATTATTTAGCCAATCAGTCCGATGGATCGGTAGCGTTGCTTATCGATACGCCTGCGAATGATTTGACTATAACTATTACGGTGGGGGTTTAATAATAAATGAAAAAAACAGTACAAATTAAAATAGATGGTAAGGAAAAGACAATATATTTCGATATTCGCAGATTGGCAAAGCTTGAACAGGACATTGGCACATCTATTCTGGGAGTTTTTAGAGGTGGAGTTGTGCAAAAAGCAAATATAAACTTTACCGTAGCAGGATTACGAAATGGATTAACGGAGAATATTAGTGTAGATGAGGCCTTCGATACGATTGAAGCATGTTGCAATGCAGGATCAGATATTGACGAAATTAATTCGAAATTGATAGAGGCGATTTTAGAAACTGGGTTATTTACACCTAAAAAAGAAGAAAAAAACGCAGTGGACGAAACCAAACAGGGGTAATAGTTTCGTCATTTGCGGAATGGGTAGAGCGGGCCGAGGAAATTGCATACGGTCCGCTTAAACTTTTGCCCCGAGAATTTGAGGAATTGCAGCCGCATGAGTTTGAAAAGTTGATAGATGGTTACAAAAAAAGAAAAAAAGAACAAGAATTCAACGATGCATATTTCACAGCATGCATCATGAATACGCAGTTAAAAGAGCCGATAACACCACATAAAATTTTAGAACCAATCTGGAAAGAAGAACAAAATGAAAGACAGACTGCTGATGATGAAGAATATCTGCGCAACCGATTTAAAATGCCGAAGGGAGGGATAGCGGAATGTCAACGGTAAGTGAAATGCTGATTAAGATTGGGGCGGATTCAAGTGGATTAAAGTCAGAAATGACAAAGACACAAGAAACGATCAATACAGCATTTAATACAAATCCAGTTAATGAATTTACAAATGCTCTTACAGGTGCCACTAATGGTATTGGTGGTGTTCTTGGAAAATTATCAGGTATTGCCGCTGTAGCTGCTGGAGGATTTGGTCTTGGAAGTATGATTGAGAGCGCTGTCAATGCAGGTGAATCAGTATATCAACTTTCCAACAAGCTTAAAATAAGTGCTGGCGAAGCAGGAACTTTATCAAGAATATTGAAACTCACTGGCGGCGATACAGATACTTTTTCTGGAGCTATGATGCGTCTGGACAAGAATCTTTCAGCGAGTGGCGAATCAAGCGCTAAAATAAAGGCGACTTTAGAAACATTCGGTGTATCCGTTACGGATGCAAATGGCCATATGCTGCCTATGAACGAACAGTTGAAAAATTTATCAGCTGGATATAAAAAAGCCTCTGATTCAGGGTTACAACAAGAATTTATAATGAATACCCTGGGTGTCCGTGGCATGGCATTAACAAAGACATTGCAAAACTATAATGAAGCCTCAACGAACGCTGCTAAAATAAAAAGTATTGGTCTTGATCCAGAAGAAATGCATAAAATGTCGCAAGAATTACAACTTGTAAAAATGCAGGCTTCTCAGTTAGAACTTGCTGGTGGAGCAGCGTTGGCCCCTGTTGCAGAAGAAATGTTTCCTGTGATACTGTCAGGACTTACTCAAACCGCAAAATATTTGGCTGATAATAAGACTGAAATAAAAGATATTACGAAAAACGCCTTGGAATTATTAGCGTTATATAAAAGCATGCAGGCAATTGGCAAGATTGGCAGTGGTGTATCAAGTTTTTGGGGGAATGCAACTGCAACGGCAGCAAAATCGATTGTGCCGACGGTGGACCCGGCAGCTTTGACAACGACACAAGAAAAATCAATTAATAGAGCGGTTGCAACATCTAATGCAGGTTATGCAAAAATAGAAAAAGCAGCTGTAAAAGCGGCACAAACAGCAAATTTAAGTGCTACGGAATCGGCGGCGATTATATCAGAAAAATGCATAGAAATATCAAATCAGGCAGCTATTGCGGCTGAAAAAATACGAGCTGATATGACAGCAAGTTTTATGCAAAGCAATATTTCAGCTAAAGAGTCTTTGACTAATACGTCCGTATCTTTGCAGGCTGTGGGAGTTGTAGCAACAGAAACTGCTGATAAAGTGACAATTGCGAACAATGAAATTATTGCAAGCACAAAGGAAACAGCAACGGCTCAAGCAAGTCTTGCTGAAACAATGTTGGAAACAGGAATAGCGGCAACAGCGGCTGGAGAAAAAACAATACTGGCGAATGCCGGAATAGCAGAATCGGCTCGTGGTGCAAGTGTAGCCGAAGCGGAACTAGCCGATTATATAACGATGACGGGTATAGAAGCAACCATTGCCGGAGAAAAAGCGGCAATTGCCAATGCCGAAACCGCTGAAACAGCTAGAGCGGCAGCTGTAGCTGAAGCAGAAGTTGTCGAAATAACAACGGCTGCCGGATTGGAAGCCGTTGAAACTGGAACGAAAGCTGTTGGAGCAAATACGGCAGCCGCGGCGGCTGCACTGGAAAATGCCGGGGCAAATACAGTTTTAACCGTAGCGACAGAAGCAGCCGGAAATGAGGCAGTGGTAACTGGAACGAAGACCGTAGGTGCCATGGCAACAGCAATATCCGCAGTTGGAAACTTGAGGGCAGCTGTATTTGCTTTGATGGGTGGCTGGATTGGTGTGGCAGCGGCGACGGGATATGCTATTTATAAGCTGGTGCAATATGAAAGTACTAAAAATAACATTGAAAGTTACAATTCTGATGCAGAAGTAAGCTACAATAAGACAACTGGAAAATTACAGAAAAAAGCATGGATAGAAGGGAAAACTTCTTCACTTTATGATCCAACCACTAAACAGAATATTGAAGTGACTGCATCGGATGGAGGCTGGGGATATAAGGATTTAAGCGATGCTGAAGTTGAGGAACATAATGCTTATATAAAATATATTGAAGAACAAAAAAACAAAAAACCATGGATGGATAATGGAGGTTATGAAGATGACAAATTAGCAGAACTTAGGGCAAGACAGAAAGAACTTGAAGATGAAGCTAAGTCTGAAAATAAAACAGGACATCCAAAAACAGAAAAAGTAGAAAAAGATACTACGGAACATTATTCCGAAATTGATAAATTGGGTGATTATTCAAACCAGGCATTATATGCAGCAAATACCTATGGACTTGATCCAAATTTGTATGGTGCGTTAATTGAAGCCGAGTCAAGTGGCGATCCAAATGCACGTTCTAGTGCTGGTGCAATCGGCTTTGCGCAACTTATGCCAGATACAGCGGCAGGCCTTGGGGTAAACGCCTATGATCCGAATGACAATCTAATGGGTGGAGCCGCATATTTTAAGAGTATGCTGGATATGTTTAATGGTGATATTCGATTAGCGTTAGCAGCTTATAACGCTAGTCCAGATACTGTAAAAGCTGCAGGCGGTGTTCCTAATATACCGGAAACGCAAAATTATGTTTCAAAGGTCATGGGAATATACCAAGGTGCATCGACATCAAAAGGACCGGCACAATATGATCAGGCAGCAGAATTGAAAAAATTACAGCAAGCAAAAGAAGAAGCTGTAACTCTTTATGCTGGGATGGCAACTGAAATTGATGCAGAAACATCCACTACCTATTCAGCTGGAATGGATAAAATAGCACAAGATGTTAGCAAAAAAGCAGAACAGATTGCAAAATTACAGGCAGAAGGTGTTGATACAACTAATTTATCAGCTGAATTGGGGAAATATAAAGATATATTAAAAAGTAAAATAACAGATCAGTGGGAAGCTGCACTGAGGCAATTAAAAGATGATTCGCGTTTAGCCCATGCACAACTTATTGATGATTTTGCCGGGCAGGCGGATGCCGAATATCAGATGACGGTTACAAAGTTGGATAAGGAACGAAAAGAAAAATTAAAATCTATTCAGCAGGATAAAAATGATAAGGCAGATGCATTGGTCGTAGAACAATGGTATAACGATCAAGTTTTGATAGCGCAGAAAGACCGCGAAAAGAAACAACGGGATTTGCATCAAAAAACAATGCAGAGTCTGAGTGAATATGGCAATGTATCAGGATCTGTCAATCAATTAGGCACACAACAGGCTTTGGATGCACAAGATTTAGCGGGAAAACAAGCATTTATAACGGAGTATTATGATCTTTGGAAAAAAGAACATAAATCAGCGATGGAATATATGGCTGAAGCCTCAGGAGATTTCGAGTCTGGGATGGAAAACGTTTTTGAAGATATAGGCAAAGGTGTAAAAAATGCGGAGGATTTGATTAAATCTTTTGGCAGTTTAATACTTAGCACGATTGAAAAAATTGTAGCAGAACGTGCGGCAACTCAAATTACTAGTAGCTTACTCAATAGCTTTTTAGGGACAACAGCGAATAGTTATGGCGGCTCTATGAGTAGCTATATGCCAATTAGTACAGACTGGCTTGGAACAGAAACACAAAATGCTAGTAGTGGAACAGGACTAGTTAATACGGATTGGCAGAACCCATATAAATTTGCGGATGGTGGCATTGTAACAGGACCGACGGTTGGAATGATTGGCGAGGCCGGCTATCCAGAAGCAATTATGCCACTTACGCCACAAGGAATGAAAAATGCAGGATTTAGTGGATCATCCGGTTCAGCAAACCTTCAGGTAAATGTAAATAACTATAGTACGGCCAAGGTAGCAGCTTCACAGCCGCAATATAGCCCGGATTTACAAAAATGGGTGTTGGATATCGTAGTGGATGGAGCAGAACGAAATGTTTCGGGATTCAATAACAATTTAAAAACATCGCTGGGAGTTGGTTCTTGATATGGCATTGCTTGTATTTTTAAGTGATTTTCCCGAACCTGTTATTCCCGAAACAGATAGTTCTAGTTTTAAGGAAGATTTTAAGGATAGTACGATCTCCTCAACAACGGATGCAAACTACAAAATCACAAGGCCGCGTGCTTCGAGAATGCCGGGTTCTTGGTCGTATACCTATAGAGGTGTAACAGAAGAACAGTATTTTGCATTGATTGATTTTTGGCGGCTTGTAAACGGTACCGCCGGAATGTTTTATTTCACGCCGTATGAAGGTCCATATAAAGGCATTCAAAAAATAGTAAGATTTTCGGCCAAAGGTGACTGGCAGCCATATTATGAAGGGTATCGTGGATCATTATCCTTTGAAGAGGTGTAAGGATGAATTTATGGTCAACAGCAGGTATACTCGAAAAAAATAAATTAGCAAATGATAAACCATTTTTAATTGTGCTTGAAATGGTTGTAGCTGGTATTGATGAGCCGATACGCTTAGTGCGAGATAATGTAGATTGTGAGTGGAATGGTGAAACATGGCAGCGGTTTCCTTTCGACTTTGATAATTTGACAACACAAGATGGAAAAGAAATACCCTCTGTAAATCTCAAAGTATCAAATGTACAAGGATTGATTCAAGGCTACGTCCAAAGATATCGCGGGTTTTGTGATGCTAACGTTAAAGTAATGGTCATTCATGCAGCGCATTTGGATAATACAATTCCTGAGATTGAACTGGACTTTGTAGTGAAACAGACATCCTATACAGAAGAATGGGTCACATTTTCGATAGGAGCATCCAATGATCATTCTTTTCGATTTCCTATCTGGCGTTATATGACAAAATTTTGTCCATTTCGTTTTAAAAATATCCAGTGCGGCTATAATGGCTCACTGGATATTTGCGATAATACCCTTGCAACATGTCGAATTCCAAAGCGATTTGGCGGGGAATCAGGATTACAAAATAGTAGGTGATGCACAATGTTTGACGATCTAATAGGACGTCCCTTTAAAGATGGTGGGCGTGGGCCAACTGAATATGACTGCTGGGGTTTAGCGAAAAAAGTGTATTTGATGTATGAGCAGACACTTCCTGAGTATCCCATTTCGGCAATGGATGCTGTGAAGATTGGTCAGCAAATGAAACAAGAGGAAACAATGTGGCAGAAATTAGAAAAGCCTTGTGTTCCTTGTCTTGTAGTCATTCGGCTTTCCGATAAATCTTGGGCAAATCATGTGGGGGTATATATCGGAAACGGTCAATTTATTCATGCCTATAAAACAACAGGGGTTGTCATTGAAAAAATAAAAAGCTGGCGAAGTTTGATTGTTGGATTTTATATCCAGAAAGGAGAAAACATGTGCTCGAAGTTGTAAAATTAAAAAACCCCTTCGATAAAACGAAACGAGAAATAGAACAGATCGAGTTTGTTCAGGGTAATGTCCTAACGGACTATATTACGGATACAGAAATAGAATTTGTTTTAAACGGTAATTTTGTAGACGCTCCAAACCTGAGCTATCCAGCGGATGGTGATCAAATTATTGTTATGGCTCATGTGGGCAGTGGCTCTTTAAAAAGCATCATTGGTATGGTTGCCTCGATGTGGCTTATGGGATTTGCCGGTAAGATTATAACCGGCACAGCGGGCGGGATTTTTGGCGGGATTGCCAAAGGCACGCTGTCTGCCTACTTAGCCGCTGGTGCGGTGATGTATGTCGGCGGGAAAATCATTAATGCTGTTGTTCCCAATAATACCGCAAAAGCCGCCTCTGAAACCAGTACGTCACAGACCTATGGATGGTCAACACCTTCCATCGTTACGGGCGAAGGGGGCGTGGTTGGTATGACCTATGGAGAATGTATACCAGCCCCGCAGGTTTTAGAACGGCACGTGGAAACCATTAATGACAAACAATATTTAAACCTATTACTTTGTGGCGGTATGGGACCGATTGACGCAATTACCGATATAAAAATAGGCTCAACAAGCATAGGCAATTATACAGATGTGCAAATGGAAACCCGACTGGGAACCAATGATCAAGAACCTATTTCATTTTTCACAGACACGCCGCTGGATCAAGCGGTTGGTCTGGAAGTAACAGAAAAGGGACTCGTTCAAACGAGTGATAGTAACATAGCAACCAGCCTTGAAGTGGTTGTTGAATTCACAAGCGGGCTGTATTTTGTCAATGATGATGGTTCATACGGAAATGAAACGGTTGAAATTGGCGTTTTTTATCGAAAGACAGGTGACACTGCATGGCTTACGGGCGATAGCTCGGTGGCGTCCAGTACAATAGCAGATGCGACCTGTTATCCGTCTGCACCACCACAAACATGGAGCATAACAGCCACTGGTATTAATAGTTATTCTGTCACAGGCTCTGTAAGTGGTCGAACGGCAGATGCTGTTTCGGGAACCCCCTACGATAACGGATTTATAAAATTCATGCCGGCAATAATTCGGCATAATGGCTTTTTAAGAAAACAAACCTATACCATCGTTGTATCAAGCAGTGCATTTATTATTACGGCCGCACAAAGTTCAGCCTTGCGAAAAAGTACACGGATAAATGGGTTGGAAGCTGGGCAATATGATGTAAAACTGATTATGGTATCGAGAAAAACAGGCTCAAGGCATTGTAATATATGTACCTGGTCCATGCTCACGGCGATTAGTCCGGGAACCTATGCAAGACCGGGCAAAGTTTTAGTCGGCTTGCGGATGCTCGCGACAAATCAATTATCAAGTGGAATACCGGACGTTACATGGCGGCAAATTAGAAATACCGTTAATGTATGGAACCCTGAAACCTCAAAATATGAAACGAGATCCGCACGCAATCCAATTTGGGCGGCTTATGATGTGTACCATCAGTGCCAGTATATTAAAAACATCAACACAGGTTTGATGGAATATCATGTCTTTGGTGTAGATCAATCCCGCTTGTCGGCTTGCTGGGATGAATGGGTGGATGCGGCAGCATATTCAGATAGTCAGGTTACTGGTAGTGATAAAAGTACCTTGGAAAATCGTTTTGAGTTTGATTTTTTTTATGACACGGAACTAAAGCGTTATGCTGCTGCACAAAAAGCGGCAACGGTCGGACATTCGGTCATCATGCCGCGTGGCAATAATATAGGGATTATTTGCGATAAGCCAGGGAATATGGTGCAGGTATTCGGCGAAGGTCGGACAACCATGAGCAGTGTATCCGGCAAATTTTCTGCTATTGCGGATCGGGCATCGTCCATTGATGTTATTTATTCCGATAGTGACAATGATTTTAAAAACACACAGTTTCAGGTTCGATCTTCCGCATGGAGTACCAACAATGAAGCAGATGAAAGCCCGGCTTCCCTAACACTGGAAGGTGTCAAACGAAAATCACAAGCCTATCGTGAAGGTATGTATTCTTTGGCAAATAACCTGCTCATAACGCAATTTATTGACTTGAATACCAACATTGATGCGCTTGTATGCAGTTATGGCGATATTGTAGGGTATGCGCATGCGGTTAGTCAGATTGGGATTGTAAATGGACGTATCCTAAATGCTACGACCAACACCGTCCGTTTTGATAAAACGGTATCCGTAACGGCAGACAAAAACTACCAGGTAATTTTGCAGCTATCCGACGATACGATTGTCACAAAAAACATCGTGCCGGTGGGAGATCGTACAACCGATACGTTTACAGTTGCAACACCATTTGAAGCAGTCCCGCAACAATTTGATACTTATTTTTTCGGTGAAACCGATAAGGTCGTCAAGAAATTTAGGATTGTCGGTATAACCAAAGAAGGTGATTTAAACTGTAAACTGAGCCTTGCTGAATATTCGGAAGGTGTGTATTCCGGTGATTTGAATTATCCGATTGTAGATTATACGCCGCCGGACAGCAATTTGGTTGAAGTAGAAAAGCTTCAGTTAAGCGAGGAAAATTATAGACGAAAAGATGGAATCAATGTTTCGTTGCTTCATGTGAATTGGAATTTGACGAAAAACTATGCAGATGAATTTATCATTTACGTTTCGCAAGATGGCAGTAAATGGGATATGATTTCCAGAACAATGGATATGAGCTATACAATAAATTCCATTACGCCGCTTAGAACCTATTGGGTTAAGGTCGTTGTCTTTGCGTCTGGCCTTCATTCGCAAGGCGTAATTGCATCGCTTTATGTAACAGGAAAAGACACACCACCAAGTGATGTGTCTGGGCTTGTTGCTACGATCGATCCCAACGATCATACAAAAGTTATACTCGATTGGGCAGCTGTAACCGATATTGACTTAAAGGGATATCGGATTTTCGTTAACAATGCTCCAAGTTCAATTTTCATGAGTAATCATTATGTTTATACAGCTGTTCGAACCGGTCTATATATCTTTGCAGTTTATGCCGTTGATAATAGCGGAAATCAATCCAATACAGCGGCAACGGTACAATTGAATGTCGTTGTAGAACCAAATGATGTAACGGAATTCACGGTTGTGCAAAAAGATACCGATCGGAGTTATGCTGTCATGAAATGGAATGCCGCGGATCATGCGGCAAAATATGAAATTCGTATCGGTAGTGATATTGATTGGGATACGGCAACGGTGGTTGCACAACTCAATGCAACGTCCTTTGAGTATAAAATGCTAACAGAAGGCACGAAATATTTTATGATCAAGGCGGTCTCAAGCAATGGTTATTATAGTGTCCATGAAAACACTGTCATAAAAAGTATTGTGCTTCGACCGGATACCCCAGGGAATTTTAAAATAATGCAAAATACGCTGGATCGATCTTCTTTTGTATTTAGCTGGGATGCGAGTCCAGGACTCGATATTGCAGGGTATAACATTTACGTAAACAGGGTGCTGATTCAGCAAGTCAAAGGGCTGGAAACAAACTGGTCCGTCAAAGTATCCGGGACCTATTTACTTTCAATTTCTGCTGTCACGGTTGCTGGTTGGGAAAGCGGCTTTTCGAATATCACCAAAACGATCATGATTGAACCGTATGATGTTGAAAACTTCAAAGGCGGGCAGTCTATAACGACGCGCTCAACCGTACACCTTTTATGGGATGCGCCGATGAGTGGCGATGTAAATCATTATGAAATTCACGAAGGCAGCAGCTGGGAAAATTCTATCGTGATTGCACAATATGTCACAGGGATTTCTTGCGATGTTAGTATTTCAGAAGAGCGAACCTATAATTATTGGATTAAAGCCATTTCAAATGCCGGTTACTATAGCCTGTATCCAGCAAATTTTCAATGTATATTCGATTTGAACCCGGCGCCGGTATCGGATGTTGTGTTAACGCAAGACGAAAATGATAAATCTCTCATCAATATAAATTGGACGGGCATTATAGAAATTGATTTACTGTATTATGAAATTCGTTACGGGTGGACGTGGGAAACGGCGAAAACCTTAGTTACAACAACCAATACAAACTATCAATTTCGACCGGATGATACAACTGGCAATGTAAAAGTATTGATAAAAGCTGTAAATAAAGCAAAGTTCTATTCAGCGGAAGCAAGCGGGACATTGTATGCTTTGCTGGAACCGCAAGATGTAGAAAACTTCATTGTGCAGCAAAACGGCGAATATGTGGAACTATATTGGGATAAAGCCTATGAACATGATGTAACCGGTTATGAAATTCGGGAAGGCTATACCTTTGAATATGGGGCAATTATAGCAACGAATATCACGGGTAATAGCTATAAATACAAAGTAGCTTTTGAAGGCTGGTACCATTACCACATTAAAGCTGTGAATCGATCCAATAAGTATTCCGTCAATGCAACGTCGGTATATATTGATATTGTCGATTTACCCGAAAAAAATATTGTGCAGGCTTTTGATGAAATTGAAACCAAAGATGGCACAGCTGATAATACAGAATTCGCCCAATCTGAAATTAACTGGCAAACGATTGGTGGAAAATGGAGTGACTATCCTACCCTTGAATTTGATGAAGTCGGCGGACTCAATGTACTCAGGCTGCTTAAACAAACAGATGGGACGTATCCAGCAACGGGCGTTTATTCCTGCAAGCAGATTGATGTAGGAAAAATAATCACGGCAAACATCAGCATAAAGTTCCTTAGTACAGTGAAATATAGAGGCGATACCGCTGCTGTTGTACAAATGCGAACCTCACTCGACGGAACAAACTGGACGATCTGGAAAGACTTTCTTCCATCCTTATTTAAATTTCAATACGTTGAAACCCGCGTTAATTTTGCGACGTCCGATCCAAAGCAAACGCCGGAAGTGAATACCTTTAAGATCTATATTGATTTACCGGATGTTGAAAAAGCAGGTACCGTCACAGTGCCAGTCGGCGGTATTCGCATTTCTTACGATCGTGAATTTTATATTGATCCAGTCGTTACACCGTATGCAATTGGTGAAAAAATCCATGTAGAAATAACAAACCGCGACAAAACGGGTTTTCATGCACAAATCTATAATTTAGAAAACATCGATGTCGGTGGAACGATGGACTGGCGGGCGAGAGGATATTAATGTATCCTCTTATTTTTATGCAAAAATAATGGTGTCCAACTTGGACACAAAAAGGAGGGCGAAATATGGCATATGATAAGAACTTTCCCGCAAATGACGGCTTTCTTGCTGAGTTTCCAGAAAAACAACGTGCGCAGATTGAAGCGATTATAAACGATGCTATTGTCAATGCGAAAACAGTTCAAAACTTGGATGTTGGGAATGACAATGGAAATATCCCCGTTGCAAACGGAACCGAATGTAACAATCTGAATGCTGGATTGTTAAATGGGAAAATGGCGAGTGATATGGCGCCTAAAGTACATGGACATGATACAGCAACGCCAAGTTCTGACGGATTTCTGAGCAATGTCGATAAAAAAAAATTAGACACAATTGCTGAAAATGCACAAGTAAATCAAAACGTATTTGCTGATATAAAAATTGGCGACTTAACGCTGCAGCCGGATGCTCCAGACGACACGTTAGAATTTGTTGCGGGAACAAATATTGCACTTACACCAGATACCACAAATGACAAAGTTACAATAGCCATTACTGGCAAAGTGGCAACTGCTGCGATGGCAGATAATGCTACCAAAGCTACTAATGCCGACGTAGCTGCCAGATGTACTGGAAATGCGGCAACAGCAACGACGGCGGCGGCATGTTCAGGAAATGCGGCTACCGCAACAAGCGCAGGAACATTATCAGTGACTCTGCCTATTTCAAAAGGTGGTACTGGAGCAACAACAGCGGCGGCAGTTTTGACGGCATTAGGAATAAGTTCTACGGCAACTGAACTAAATCATTTAGATGGTATAACAGCTACTCTTACAGAATTAAATTATGTTGATGGAGTTACTTCCCCTATACAAACTCAGATTAATGCAAAGGCACCAGTAGCTTCGCCAACATTCACCGGAAAAGTCACAGCATCAAGTTTTTCCGGTGCGTTATCAGGTAATGCGGCTACAGCTTCTAATGCATCATTATTAAACGGATCTACAGCGGCACAATTAATAGCGGCTGCTGGCGGTGTTGTGGCGCAAAACCTAGGAGTAAATGGTTACGTGAAATTTTTTAACGGATTTATTGTCCAATGGGGAAGATGGAAGGTAAATTCTGGGTGGAATACAAAGACAGCATTCCCGATAGGATTTAAAAATGCATGCCTGTCCGTTAATCTATCAGTATATTATGCGAATGGTACACCTACGAGTGATCTATATTACACATCAGTAGGTATAAAATATTTTGATGAAACTGGGATTTACGCAGGCACAAATTCAACGGATAATAATTGCTTTTATATAGTAGTTGGCTGGTAATAAGGTAACGAGGTGGAAATACTTATGAAATATTTAGCAAAATTTGATGCTAGCGGCAATAGAATAACTTCCATTGTCAAAGGTATTCATTTCGAAACAGATGAAGAAAAGCAAAAGTATATAGATAGTGGGTTTATAGAAATATCAGATGAAGACCAAGAACTGTATGCAACAAATGAATATATTCAAGGTACCGATGGCAAGCCGCAGAAAAAGTCGCCATATGTTCCAACAGTCGAAGAAAAATTAATGCTTATTCGTAAAAAACGTGATAAATTGCTAGTTGATTCTGATTGGACAGACACTTTGTCAGCGAAAACAAGATTAGGCGATGCGAAGTATAACGAATGGCAAGTATACAGGCAGGCACTTCGAGATATTACGAATTGCGCTGATTTAGATAATCCAATATGGCCAATAAAACCAGTTTAAGGTGGTGGAGATGTGTCAGATGAGGCAATTAAAAGGCTGTTTGATAAAATTGATAATTTATCGGATCGTTTAGCTCGGGTCGAAACGATGCTGGAAGAACGAGAGAAAAATCAAACCAGTAGTAAAAGTATAATTGCGTGGGTAATTACGACAGCCATTGCAATGTATGGTGCTGTTCACCATTAAGGAGTTGATGCGGTTTGAACAAAATACAACAATATATGATTGAAGCAATTATAGCGGCATTTATGCTGCTATTTTTATTTTGGTCGATAGGATACTGGGCAAATGCTCTGTTTAATACAAAATTTGATCTAAAAAGTTGTTGGGATGGATTTACAACGCTTGGAGGGGCGGGATTGCTGGCTGTTCTTAAATATATTATGGACAGTTGGAAAAATAGTGGAGATGGAGATAAACCATATCAATAAAGAAATGAGGTGAGTTACATGATGAAATATATAGGCTTTTACTTTTTGGCGTTAGGTCGGGCAGCTGAAGGGGAAATAGCTATTAACTGGCCCAATGTAGTATTTTTCGCAATAGCACTGGCAATTGGTTTCATTGCAGGGAAAATAGTTTAAAACTAATCTTCATTAGAATTTAAAAAATAAAGGGAGTTGTATGGAATATGAAACGAGTTACCTTAATTCAATCAGAAAGATGGGGTGTTTTTGTTCTTCCCGATAATTTGGAATTCGATCAAGTAACTGGGCTATATGCCGATGATTGCACATTGAGTAAATATAATTACAGGGTGCTGGATGATAACAAGTCCGTAGACATTGAATCCTATCATCCATGGAAAAATGAAGTTATTACAGCAGATGTAAAGGACGTGGAAGAATGAAAGGTATTGACGTAAGTTATTGTCAGGACGGTATGGATTTTCAGGCAGCGGCAAATGCAGGGATAGAATTTACGATTATTCGTTTAGGTCGTAGAACGGATGGCGGCTGGTGCGTTTTAGATACCAGCTTTATTCAAAACATTAATGGCGCAATAGCCGCAGGCATGAAAGTTGGCGTGTATTTTTACACCAAAGCCACTAGTGAAGAAGAAGCCGTCCAAGATGCTGTATTTATCAAGGAAATGCTTACGGAATATTGTCAGGGAACAAACTTAGAAATGGGGATTTGGTACGATGTCGAGGACAATGACACGATCGGGAGTTGCGACAAAGAAACAATCACAGGAATTTGCAGTAAATTCCTGTGTACTATGAATGATACTGGCTATAAAAACACTGGTATTTATGCAGGTTATGAATGGCTAACAAACAAAATTGATACGTATGCTCTTGCTGATTACGTGCCATACTGGACAGCTCAATATAATTCGCAGGATGATTTTTCGGCAGAAAATCCCACGAAGAAAGTAAAGATTTGGCAGCATACCAATCATCTTGCTGATGATTTACCGTATGACGGAAATGTTTCATACGACGAATAATTCCATTGTAGAAACACAAAATCAGCAAATAATAGAGCGGATCAAGTTCATGGACGCCACTATTTGCTGATTTTGTACACTATAAAAAGACAAAGGAGAAATTAAAATGACAGAAGCAGTTCAAAACGATATCGCGAAAATGGAGGCAGCTATTGCACAAATGCAAGCCGCCGGTGCAGATCTATTTTCAGAAGAAATCAAAAATCTTCAGGTAAAAATAGCAAATGCACAAGCGGAAGCAGAAAACACAATTTCTACAGTAGAACAAAGTATTGTGCAGAAATATGGCACAGGTGCAGCGCATGTGGCCGAAATCGTATTATTAGGTACAATCTTGTACAAATTATTTTAAGGGGTGGAAAAATTGAATGAACAAACTAAAAAGAATCTTTATATTGCCGGTGGCATTTGTCTTATTGTTGCTCTTGCCTGCATCGCATGGTTTTTGTTCCGAGACGTACCAAATAACCGAGGAACAGCTAACGACGTTACAGGACAACTTGACACAGCTCAAACAGAACAACAGCAAGCTGCAGACACTCTTAAGTCAGTCCAATCAGGACTTAACGACAGCGAGCGAACAGTCGACAATATTGACAAGTCAAACCGAGATGCTCAAGCAACAACTAACCGAATCACAGAATCAAATACAAACATTGCAAACGCAGTTAGCGACGCTCAAAGTTCAAACAGCAGCAGCGCAGCAATCCTTGCAGATAGCCAATCAAGAATTACAGAATGCGAATCAATCCTTCAAGAAATACGAGCAGGAGCAGGAAAAGCTGCAGAGTAAATTAAAAACACAAAAGAATATATGGGAAGCTATAGCGGCACTATCATTGGGATATGCTGTAGCAAAGTAAAAATAAAAGCTGACGTTATGATGGCGTCAGCTTTTATTTTTACTTTTAAATAGAACGTATGTTTCGAAAAACAAAGGAGAATATAAAAATGAACAATTATTTAAATAAGATTTTATGCGGAGATTCTTTGGAAATTTTACGGCAATTGCCGGATAATTATGTCGATGCCGTAATAACGGACCCGCCTTATTCATCGGGTGGAATGACAGCGGCAGAACGCAGCAAAGATCCAACAGAGAAGTATGAACAGTCTAAACTGGTGCATCGACCAACATTCTATGGAGATACGAAAGATCAACGGAGCTGGCTGCATTGGTGCAATTTATGGATTTCAGAATGTCATCGTATTTTGAAACCAAGCGGGTATTTTTTAATGTTTACGGATTGGCGTCAACTGCCAGCGTCGACTGATGCTGTGCAAATTGGTGAATTAATTTGGCGCGGTATAGTTGCCTGGGATAAAGGCGGTGGCAGCCGGGCACCGCACAAAGGCTATTTTCGCCACCAATGTGAATATATTGTATGGGCTACAAAAGGGAAATGCCGGAAAAATGAACATGCGGGTCCTTTTCCTGGTTGCTATAAATTTCCGGTAAAACAGAGTGACAAATTTCATTTGACCGGAAAACCAAGCGATCTCATGAAGGAGCTAGTGCAAATCGTACCTGAAGGCAGCATTGTTTTAGATCCGTTTGCAGGATCGGGTACTACTTGCGTTGCGGCAAAGAAAATGAAACGTCAATTCATTGGGATTGAAAAAGATGAAGGGTATGCAGAAATTGCTTTGAAAAGAATAGATCAATGAAATAAAACAGATAAGTAAAGTAGAAAGGTCAGCATAATAAAACGTGTGGATCTTTCTATTTTTAATTTCTAGTAAGTGTAATTATAATAATAGTATTCGAGTTGAAACTAAAAACTATAATGTTTTGTTTTTAAAGGATTTGATGAGTTTTAGAAGAAATTATTTACATAAGATTATTGTTCTTATAAGGAGATACTTAATATGGAAAATTTGACCAATTATTGCACGACCTTTCCTAAACAACCTAAAAAAGAAATACTTTTCGATGTTGCTTTGCAAATGATCTATGATGCATTCGATGGAGATAGAACGATGATTTTTATAAAGGGTAAACCTTTTACTGGGAAAACGACATTATTATCTCAGTTTGCAAGAAAATATTCGGATAAAACCTTTTCTTTTTTTATAGGGAAAGACTATTGTACATCAAGTCCTCAAGCCTTTTTAAGTGATATTTGTGATCAGATGATCCATTGCTCATATATCAATAGATCTGGAGTTTGGGATGAAAAAATTGGAACATTTGATCAAGACACCCTAAAAACATGTTTTTCTTCGTTATATAGAGATCTTAAAAGTGCGGTGAAAAAGGGTAAGGGACCTTTTTTCTTTGTTATAGATGGTATTCAAAATTTAGATCAGTTTGAGGGAGAGACACTACGACGCCTTTTACCGACGGGGGATGACCAAGGCATATATGTATTATTGAGTGGGGACGAAAACACTAAATATCATTATGAATGTGAATATTTACCAGTAGCAAAGTTTTCGAAAGACAATTTAAAAGATTATTTTGATGATATAGAGGATTTAACAGACAAAGATATAGATGAGATATATAATGCATCAGGTGGAGTGGCAGGATATATCGTTGAATATAAGCGCCAAAGTGAACAAAATAGAAATAAAGATTTAAAAGGTAATATTCCTGATAACTTAACTAAACTAATGGAACGTACATGGAATGCAAGCAGAGAAAAAAATATTGATTTTGACATGTTAGCAATCATAACGTTTTCTCCTGAAAAAATAAACAGGAATTTATTATTAGATATTACCGGAAAAAAAGAAGATCAGTTAGATGATATGATAAAGAAATCGCAGATGATAGAAGTTGATGAAACGAGTGGACTGTTAGATTTAACTATCTATAAAGAGTTCTTAATGATTAAATTAAAAGACTTTGAAGATGTTGCTAATACAGCCATGATAAAATATTATTTAAAAGAAGATAATCAAGAAGGAGCATTTACGCAATTACCTATTATTTATAAAAGGACTTCTAAGTATAATGATATAGTCAAATTATTAACAGTGGAAAATTTGGTTAAACAGCTTACTTCACCTGAAGGTGGATTGTCTTTGGTTAGACGAAATATAAAAATATTAATAAAAATGGCATCGGAAAGCAAAGATTGGTCAAGAGTCGCTCTTTTCAACTTATTAGATGCACTAATAACTAATATATTGATTGAAGATCCAATATTAGAAAATAAAATAGAAGCTTTATTATCTGTTGATGAATATGAAACAGCTTTAAATGAAGCGTTAAGATCATCGTTGCCAGAAGACCTTTTGAAGTTAATATCTCCAGTATGTAGTTATATGCAGAAGAAAGGTCTAACCCTACCACCAAGTGCAAAAAAAGCACTAAATGATGCAGTAGATAGAATGGATAATACTATACAACTTACACCATGGATTATTGATGGTTTATATAATATAGCTGCAGATTTATTTTCAATAGACAGTAATTTAGGGTTAAAATTGTTGAAAAAAATATCGAAATATGATGGGAATGAAATAGATAATGGTAATTTAGTTGATATGCTTTGCACTAAGCTGGCTGTAAATTATAATTTTGAAGGGGAAGAATTAGAAACATTAAAAACATTAAAAACAGAAATAAAAAATGATTCATTAAGAGAAGTAGCACTCAATGCACCTAGTTTAATTTTAAGAATGGATACAACGGGGTTGTTTGAACAATTAAAAAATATACAGGATGTTTCGGCAAAATTATTCCTTTTAAAAGCATGGTGCGAAGAACATAAAAATGAGGACAACATGTCGGATGTGTTTTTTTATGCTATTCAGATTCTATACGAAGATGCTGGAAAAACTATATCCATAATATATTTAAGACAATTTTCAATTTTTATATTGTATTTTAAAAATACAGAAGCAGTCCAAAAGGCGATTAAGCTAATAGATGATCTAAAAGAAACAGCCATTAAAAGTCCAAAAGAAGAATATGCCAGACTAGAGATTAGTTTATCTGAAGCAGAGAATAAATTTAATATACAAGGTAGTGTGGAACGTTTTTATTCAATATATTTTGAATGTATAGAGATTACAGAGCTTGATGTGAAGTGTAATATATTAGGACGATTACTAATAGGCTTTCATAGAGTTATTAATGGAGATAATGCTTTGTATGCTGAAATAAATAATGAATTAAAACAATCATATAAAAATTTATTAGATTTATCATCAGAACATTTTGATGCAGTTTATAGCTTAATTATTATGTTGGCTAGATATGATCATAAGTTAGCTGTAGAATTAGCCAAGAAAATTAATTTATGTGATTGTAGAAACAATATGTTTAAAGAAATTGCACGGGCGTATAGTTGTAAAACGGTTTCAGAAATAGATTTTAACTTTTTAATTGATCTCATATATATGATTACGTATATTCCTTTAAGAGATTGGTTATTTACAATGGTATTAAGAAACCTTGTTCTTAAAGATCAAAATCCAGATAATAAAATCATTTGGATTTTGTATGATAAGTTGAAAAATATTAATAATTTTAAGGCGATGGCAATTTGTTCAGCGTGTTTTATGAAATGGTTTAAAACAGATATAAGAAAGGTAGAAAATTTATATAGTCAAATGATAAATAGTCTAGAAAAAATATCGACGAAATGGGCCAGAATAAACATTGGATATAATATTGTAAATTTGTTATCCACTTATGATCAAGATATGGCGAAAAAAATGATACAGTATTTATCCTCAGATATATTTAAGGGTGAATATAGTGAAAAGCGAGTTTTGGATACATCTGTTAGAACAATAAAATTAAGTATAAAGATCCTAAAAGACTTAAGAAATCTTTCTGATTTTAATGATAAACTTAGCCTTTTAGAAAAAAATATTAATAAGATACCATCAGCAATAGACAAAATGTCATTATTATGTGCATTAGCACATCTTGTATTAGAATTAAATTTAAATGAAAAATTTAATTCTATAATGAAAGATTGCTATAAGATGATAGATGATTGTCAGGATAATGATACACTAAGTAAGTTGCTTTTTATATCAGCTCCATTATTGTTTATTTATGAAAGAAGTGCATTGTTCAAGAAAATTTCTGTGTTGAGTCAATATGATAAGGATAGAGTTTTAGTCAATGTAATACATTATCTTATAAATGGAATTCTTCCAGATGAAGACATCACGAGCAATCAGTTTACCAATAGGATAAATAGTATTATTGATGCTAGAAAATTTTTAGAGGTTTTGAATCATATCAAAACAGATAGTATGTTCTCTTATGGTGTTGAAATATTAGTTGATGCACTTGTTGAAAAAAAGGCAATGTTTAAATCAAAAGCATCTTTACCAGAAAAACATTCTCTTGAAATTGCTGAAACATTAAAATTACAGATTGACCAAAAATTACCGGATGAACAAAATATTAAACATAGGGGGTATCTTATTGTTTGTTATGGACAAATTACACGCCTAAGAGAAGCTGGCGCTGACCGTGCAGGTAAACGGTGGAAAGAAATTTCTTTTAATTGGGAAGAAATTGAATCAATGGTAAATAATATCGCAAATGTTTCAGACAAATCATTGATATATTGTTTGTTATCTAAAAATGCACTTTATTCCAATAAGGGGTGGTGTGAAAAATTTGTAAAGGCTGCAGAAAATTTATTAGATTATATTCCTAATCAAATTGACAGATCTAGAAGGTATTATGATGTTGCAAAAGCATATAATGATGTATCTAATAAAAATTCTGCGGAGTTTTTACTTAAAAAATCGTTTGAATTAACTCAATCAATCATTCATATCAAGCATAAGGATGAATTCTTGGGGAAAATCATTGAAGAAGCATATAATATTAGTCCTAATTTAGCTAATATTTTAGCAACAGAATTAGATGAATCAACTCATAATATTCACTTGGGGAATATTGTTAATTCAATGAAACTTTCAAACGATCCAACAAAAATTAATAAAGAGAAATATATAAGCGATCGAAGAATTTTGTCAAGATCATTAAGAAAAATTTATTCATCTTTTCAAGCAGGGCGTTTAATGCTATATAATCAAGATGTATTAGGTAAATGGGTTGAATCAGTTTTCGGATATGATTTAGAAACGGTAAATATATCTATTAATTGGTATGTAGAAAACTATTTAAAATCAAATACAAAAGCAACTGGGGAGTTAGAAATTTTATATACTGGTTTAATGAAATTAGTAAATACAATTTCAAAGTTTGAAACATTTTTAGGCGTTAAGCAGCCAGCGAAAGAGTTTCAGCAAGAATTTTATCGTTCTGTAGATATGGAAATATTTCATTATGATGAAAATGAAAAAAGCATGGATTTTTTAAAAAAATGGTTAATTGAAAATGTAATTACATATGCTAAAATATATGATCCATTTTTTGATGCAAATTATTTAGAATTGTTAAAAGTGTTAAAATGTGATATGAGAGTAACTATTCTTTTGGCCAGAAAAAGTAAGGACGTAGTAGATTATATGAATGACTTAAGTGCAAGCTGGAAATCAATTTGTGATCAGTCGCCGGAATCAACTCGCATATATATATATCACACATCATCAGGGAAGACACCTATGCACGATCGGTATATTGTAACAGATAAGATAGGTCTTCAGTTGGGGACATCTGTAAATGGTTTGGGTAAAAGAGAAACTACTATAAAACCTTTAAATAATGATGAAAAGAATAAAGTTGAAGCAGATTTAATTAATCCTATGATATTAAATCCGCCTAGAGAGTTTGGTAATGAGAAATTAGACTATGATTGTTTTCGTCTCTGATTAATTAATATAGTTAACGATGTGGGTAATAACAAAGACAAAATAATGTCTGTTATATACTAGGAGAGATAAAAGCAAGTTTTTTGCCATTTAGGGTATAAAGGAGCGATGCGTAAATGACGGAAATACGTGAAGGCAGTGGCGAGTGTATGAATTATGCTGAAAAGGCAAGAAACGGGGAAGTTGTTGACACACAAAATGCGTTAGAAATAGAATGGGCTAATGACTTAACGTCTAAAATTATACCTATAGAAAAAAAGGCAAGAACTCTATTTTCTCGAACCAAGAAAAATTTAAACAAAGGTAATATTGTACTTGTAATTGGAGCAGGTGTATCAATTTCATGTGGTCTTCCGGCATGGAATGAATTAGTAAAAGAAGTTTCTATTCATTTATTGAAGGGTCGAGGACTCTATAAGGATGAAGTGTTAGGTACTATATACGCGATGCGTTTTGCAAAAAATCTTGTGCAATTGACACAAGCTTTAACTGCAGTATTTAGTGAAGAAGAAATAGCTCAGGCTGTGATAAAAATACTTTCAGAAAAAAACAGAAAGATTTCCCGATTATTATATACAGTTTGCGATTTTATTGAATATTTAATAAATGTCAATGATAAGCTTGGAAAGCCGACATGTGTATTGACTTTTAATTATGATACAATAATTGAAGATGAATTAGCTAAACGCAATATTGTTATTAAAAGTTGTGATAGAAATTACGATGTAAAAACAGTGCATCCATGTCAACACATAATAATTCATGTACATGGTAGTATGCATTTGAAAGATAAGAGCAATATTGTGCTTTCAGAACACAGTTATGGAGAGGCATATTTATGTGGAAAATATGCAGATCCTCTATCAATTAGCATATCCAATGGAAAGGTTCCACTTTTTGTTGGATTTTCGTTTAATGACATATTTGTTAGACAAATACTCCAGAAGTGCTCTATGGAAAAAAATAGAGAAATAGCTGTAGGCTTACTTGCTAAATCAGATTTAATAGAAAATGCTGAAATAAAGATTTCAGATGAATATATGGAGGGCTATACGATAAATGATAAAGCAGGTTGGTCTAAAACAGGAAAATCTCCTATTCCAATACGACGAGAAGCTTTAGGCAAAATACGTGAACAATTTGCTAGAGTTGTGCTTAGTTCCGTAGGTGTTGAATGGTGGTCGACAAATAATTGGGATGAAATTCCCTTAGAATTAAAAAAACTTATTAACTAATATAAGCCTTGCATAAGAAATGTATTTATTATTAACAAGGATATACAACTGCTTATTATGAACTATTTTTGGAGAAATTGTGTTTTTGCATGGTATTCTCTTAAGCAATAGGTGTGGCTGTGATTTTATCAGCGTGTTGGATGAAGTATTTGAGCTTGTAGAAAAAAACCTTATTATATAAATCAAAGTTGCCGATGCAGTCACCTTTTTATGTTGCTATACGTGTCGATATGCTGTTTAATCCCTGTGATACAAGGGCGAAGTTATATAACTATACACACTAAAAATTTAGGATCTGGTGCCAGCGATGTGCAGGTTTAAGTCCTACACACCATTTTAATTATTATTTGCTATGGGCACAAAATGGGCACAATAACAAAGTTTAATAACGAAGAAAGCCAGTAAAATCAATAGAATAAGCTTTTATTGAAATGGTATAGAAAAAGTCGATGAAGCCAGTTAAATCAATGGAAGAAGGCGCTTTAAGGACAAAACTTCTAAGCCGTGGGTCCCGCGTTCGAATCGCGGCAGTCGCACCAATTGTAATCAAGGGTCTTAGCATTTTGCTAAGGCTTTTTTTGTTGTTGTAAACCAATTTGTAGACCAAATAAAGGGAATGGCTAAGTAATTTTAAATACTTAGCCATTCCCTTTATTTGGTAAAATGCTAGTTTTCTGATCTACGCGAGAACAAATTTTTTACAATAAATTCAAGTCATTTATTGTTAGCGGATATAAATATGTTCCTATTACTTTCGGAATAGGTGGAATATACCATGTTTCATTAGTAAGAGAATCAGTATAGCATGTTTCATAATTAATTAGTTTTTGTAAACTGTATTCAAGATATGGTTCGTTGGGACTTACAAATCGATCATAATCAACAAGATGATAGGGATTTTCGATATTATGAATGATTTTTTCTTTAAACAAGTCCCATAAGCCATAAACTTTTGGGTGAACGCTTTCAATATAAGAAATATTTTTAGAGGAATTTTCGTAATAAATTTTTTCTTCCTTTTCACGATATTTGGTTCTTTTTTTTATTGATTCATTAAACTGAAAAATAAGTTCTTTCCAATTTTTGAATGCATTCAAAAGATTAAATTTATCATTTAATAATGGAGGGGTTTTAGTGATACCTCCATTTGTAGCATAAGTTAATAAATCAATAAAAGGTTTTGGCATATTTTGAGTTAATATCTTGTGAGTTTTTTGAAAATAATAGTCGTGTTGAGGTTCATCTGAACGACCTAATAAATAGTCAGTAGAAACATAAAAAAAATCAGATATCAGCACTAATACATCATAACTAGGCTTGAAATCACCTTTTAAAGATTCAAAGCGTTGGTATTGCCGCAGCGTTATGTTTAGCTCTGAAGCAATGACGGGTTGAGTTATTTTGAATTGTGTTCGCAATATTTTTAATCGTTCGTTAAATAATGACAAAAAACCACCTCAAATACTTGACAACGACATTAAATGTCGTTATTATATTAATATAAACACGACATTTAATGTCGTTTAATAGAAAGGGGGAGAGAAAATGAAAATAATGCTTGGAAAAATTAGAGCTGAAAATAATTTAACGCAACAAGAAGTAGCTGATATGATAGGGATTTCGCTTAGAATGTATCAACGACTTGAATGTGCTGAATCAAATGGCTCTATAAAAATTAGAGAAAAAATATCGGATTTATTTAAGATAAGTTCAGATAAACTCTTTTTAAAGGTTAAAGATATTAGAAAGGATGAGTCTAGTATGATAACAACAAATAAAAAATTATACGATGTAGATGAATTTTGCACACAGGTTCTAAATAACAAAATTTCAAAGAGTACGATATATGCAAAAATAAAAACAGGTGAGATTAAAGCCATTAAAATCGGAAGAAAGCCGCTGATCCCGGCTTGGTTCGTCGAAGAGCTATTAACCTCACACAACATATAAATTATAGCATGGAAAAGATAAAAAGTCATTTTGCATAAACCGTGTATCAGAGAAAATCTAAAATGTAAATAAGGTGATAATTTGGGGAATAAAAGATTTCGCGGCGAAGGTACAGTTGCTTATAATGAACACAGAGAAAATTATATAGCACGATTTTCATACATCGATATAAGAACTGGTATAGTAAAGCGAAAAAGTTTTTCCGCTAAAAGTGCACAAGAAGCGTTACGACGAGGGAAAAAATGGAAACGCGATATTGAAACAGGTCTTTTGCCTGATGGCGAAAAAACGACGCTATGGGCGTGGCTGGATTTTTGGCTCATCAATTATGCAAAAAATAAAGTTAGAGAAAAAACATTTGATAAATATGAATCTTGCTTGCGTTGTTATGTTAAACCAAGACTTGGCAATGTTGCGATTCAGAAAATAACTGGCATTCAGGTTCAGCAAACATTTAATGAATTATTGGTAACAGGTGGTGAACGTGGAAAAGGTATTTCATCGAGTACAGTAAATGCTACAAGGAAATATCTTCGAGCAGCTTTTGATCAGGCACAAAAAGATGGTATTGTGAAAAACAACGCCATTGAAAATACGGTTGCTGTCAAAACTATTAAACGTGACATACAAATTTTAACGTTCGAACAGTCAAAAAATCTAATTGCACAGTCAAAGGACTTTAAAAAACAGTATGGAGACGTTCCGTATATAATTTTAGTGCTTTCATTAGAGACAGGCATGCGTTTAGGGGAATTGATAGCTTTAAAATGGGACTGTGTGAATTTAAATAGTGGCTTGATATATGTTAAACGGTCAGCAAATACAAGCAAGCCAAGCTTGTATTTTCAGGAACCGAAAACAAAAAAATCAATACGGCAAATTTCATTAATGGATTCAACCATTTCAGCACTTAAAAAGTATAAAGATTGGCAAAATTCTTACAAAGCTATATTGGGGGATAAATATAAGGATAATGGATTAGTGATTGTAAATCTTTTTGGCAATATATTGCATCCAAGTAATTTTACAAAACGAATTTTTAAACCATTGTTAAATAAAGTAGGTATTGACCGCAGTTTTCGCTTTCATGATTTACGGCACACGCATGCGAGTCAACTTTTAATGGCTGGAGTAAATCCTAAAATTGTACAGGAGAGATTAGGACATTCTACAATTGCCATGACGCTTAATACTTACTCCCATCTACTTCCTTCGATGCAGGAGGAAGCAGTTAAAGCACTTGAACAAAAGCTACGGGAAGTATAAAAAGTTACACACTCAATAGAGGAAATACCTTACAAAAAAAGTGATTGGAATTAGTATACTATGGGCGATGCGTTAATTCAATATAAAGGGACAATATACGAAAAAGGATATGGGCAGGTTGGTAAAACAGTAATGCAGGATCAAGCACTAAAGAAATCTGCGAAACTTGTTTATGCTTATCTTTGTACATTTGGTTCGGGAGCATTTCCGAGCAGAAGTAAAATCTGCGCTGATTTGAAAATTGGGAAAACTACATTAACGGATAGTATTAAAGATTTAATGCGAAACGGGTATCTTAGCGTAGAGCAGCAACGATCTGAACAGGGGCAGTTTAGCCATAATGTATATATTATTGAATTTGTTAAGAAATAAATATACCGTGTCCTTCTAAGCGGTCACCGCTTAGAAGGACACTAATATAACAAGTTTTTAATACTACAATAATAGAAAGTACTGCTCTATTACTCGATACTTAATCATACTGCGTATAATTAAGTATCACACCTGACACAATTTATAATTGTTTTAAATCTGCGCTATCACTGGATTTTTCTGTCTGCCAAATGTCAGACGTTGGCAGACGGAAAATGATAGGAGCCTTGTAAATTAAGAAAAAATATGTCTGCTAAATTAGCAGAGAAAGGATTGCTATATTATGACAGAAGAGGAAGCTATGCAACGCTTATGTAAGGATCTTAGGTCTGATCTTAGGCGTCAAACAGAAATCCGAATATCGATATTAAAACATATGACATCAGCATTACGAGAGATTAAAGGGCTAGAAGACATAGAGCTTATTTTGTGTGAGACAAAAATTGAAGAGGATAAAGTCATTATAAAATATGGCAATGAGTATGAAGTGCGCTTGAATATTGAAAATGACTCGCATATAAATATGATGGTTGATGTGTTAAACGAGGTGATTTAAAATGGAAAGATTTACTTTTAGGATGAGCTATGCAGAAAAAGAACGTTTGGAAAAAATGGCTGCATCGAATAATAAAAATCTTTCAGCATTCGTTCGTGAATTGCTTTTTGCCGATGGGAGTATACAAAATAAGATAGATTTTTATGCAAATATAAATCAAAAGATAGAAGCATTACAAAAGCAAGGCTTGATCACGAATCAAATAATTTATCAGTTATTGGTAAAAACAATAGGCACTACCGATGCAGAAAATATAATAGAACAAATTGAAAAATATGTGACGGAACAATAAAGGGAGTTGTTGATAAATGGCAAATTACGAAGCTGAAAATGAATTTGTATTTGATTTAAAAAAAATGGTGCAGCTAATAGGGCGAGGATTACAAATTGGTGTGATTTTGCAAATTTTCTTTTGTGGTTGTATGATGTACTTTACAAATTTTTATACGTTATCGGGAGAAACAATCAATTATAAAGTAACGATCAAGTATTTTATGGCATATGCCTATCCAGATAATCCGGAACCAAGCATGGAGGCATTAGACGTTGAACCACAGTTACGACAATATGCAAGTGCTTTTGATAATCGAATATCTGAGAAAACGATGCAACTGCCGGGAAATTGGTATCAGGAACTAGCAAACTTTACTTCTGGTGGCAAATATGAACATGTTGTTTTGTTGTTGAAATGTAGCTTTTTCTCGTACATATTGTCTTTGTTGTATATATGGTACTTTATAGATAAATCGAAAAGCCGTCCGATTGAAGAATACATGCGAGGTAGCAAAATTATCTCGCAAAAGAAATTTGATGGATATTGGCAAGCGCAATCAAAAGGCAGTGGAATAAGAATTGGTACAACAATTATCCCAGATGATATGGTAACGAAACATATATTGATTTTAGGCACAACTGGAACAGGAAAAGGTGTTTTAATTAATCAAATGATTGAGCAAATAAAAAAGAAGCAAGCAAATTCTGTGAGTGAGCTGCCTCCTAAAATATTGTTTTATGATATCAAGGGTGAATTCGTGCAAAAACATTACCAAGCAGGTGATGTGATTTTTAATCCTTTTGATAATCGTTGTGTTGGTTGGTCTGTTTTCCAGGAATTTACGACAGAACCTGAATTAGATGCTATAAGTAAAGCATTATTTTTAGCGCCATCCAAAACAAATGTTTTCTTCTATGATAGCGCATCAACCATTTTTCGAGCCGGATTACTTTATTTAGTTCGGAATAAGAAAACCACGAATGATGCATTGTGGAATTTTTTCAGTGCAGACAGAGATACCATTGTAAAAGCAATAAAAACATTGCCAGACGGAGAGCGAGATGCATTGAAATTCTTGTCCGCAGATGGCGGTGAGACGACTGCATCTGTTTTAGCTACCTTAATGCAGCAAATTGCTTTTTTTAAGAATTTACGCGGATTGGATGGGGACTTTAGCTTTCGGGCATGGGCAAGCAAGCCAACAAGGCAGAATGTGTTTTTATTGAATATTGCAGAGTATAGTAAAGCCTTTGCCCCGCTTATGACCATGATTATGGATTTAATGTGCAGGACAATGCTTAGTTTGCCGGATGATTTGCACCGTAGAGTGTATTTTATTCTTGATGAGATTGGCACTTTGGATAAAATGGATTCTTTAATTCCGTTAGAAACCGTAGGAAGAAGTAAAGGAGTGAGTCTTATTTGTGCGTCGCAGGATTTTGGACAAATTGCTGAAAAATATGGGAAAGATAACTTACAAACGTTTATTAACAATTTTAATACCAATTTCTATTTTCGATTGAATGACCCCAAAACAGCTAGAGATATTGCTGATGGTATAGGCAAACAACAAGTTAAGAGAAAAGCTGAAAATCATAGTATCAACGTAAAAGAAGATACTGCTAATAAAAGCAATAATGAACAAGAACACACAGAGTATCTAGTTATGCCGGAAGAATTGCAACAGTTACCCGTAGGCACGGCATATTGCCGTATTTCTGAATATGATATTACAAAGTTAAAAATACCTCAAAAATACATGGAGAATAAAAATCCGGCATTTATTCCAAGGAAATTTGCTTCTTTATTTGAAGACAAGCAGATAGAGCAAGATGTTGAAGAAAATAATCAGATCAATTTACCGGAAACAAGTGTGAAACTTCGCGAATTTAAAATTTAA